CTCTCCGACGATACAGAGGTTAGATCCGTCAGCTTTGACGATGGACTCCTTACCGTTGTTTTGGGAAAGGTAGTTCCTGACCATCATAAGAGAGTAGATTACATATAGTTGACAATAAAATAACTTGTGCTATATTAAAGAGGTAGTTACATTATCTCGAAAAAATGAAATCAACATACGCACCTGTTGGAGTGCTGCCATTCAATCCTGTGTCTGATAGATACCATGCATTGAATAATGGCAATCCAATAGACATCACACCTGAGATGGCGAGGTATATTCTGGTTAACCATAATGGTGAAAACAGACCTATATCTAATACACAGGTAAATAAAATCTCTAAAAGCATTGAACAAGATGCATTTTATGAGGACGGTCAACCAATCACTTTTAACACAAGTGGTAACTTGACTGAAAAACAACACACCTTGAAGGCAATCTCATATATGCCTAAAGGAACAAAGTATAGTATGCTAGTCGTTGTTGGTGTAGAACCTGATTGCTTCAGTAAATCCACTTCAGCAAGAACTCGTACTGCCAAGGATGAGTTGCAGAGGAGAGATCCTAAAGCAACAAACACTGACTTTGTTACTCTTTGCGATTTGCTTCGCAGACAAGGAATCAAAACCACTACATCTATCATTGTATATCCACAATGGGTTACTTGGAAAGATAGTATTGCAGAAGGTCTGAGAATATCAGATGCTTTTTTCAGCACTACTAATGATGGTGTCTTTACCCAAATCAGAAAAACTGTGAATGCTTTTTGCACTCTAGGATACTGTGCGGGTTTGGAAGATGAAATTAGTACTCTTCTTGAGTATCTTGCACAAGTCTATGTGGAGGATGGTTATCCAACAACCTTAGCATTAGGTTTTGATGACTACTTTACTCAGCAATCAAAACATATGCATAACACACCAAAAGGAGATATGTTCTTTGCGATGTTATGTCATGCTCTTGACTTATTACTAGAAAGAGAAGATGGATTGGTTCGCTTTGTTGATAGAGACGACAAAGAGTTTTTTGCTAAAGGTAACTGGGAGAATATTCCAACTCTCCAGAAACTAAAAAGCATAAAACCAGATTAAAAACTGGCACACCGACCCTCCAAACGGAGGGTTTTTTTATTATAATATGTACATATACAAATTAAATTATGTTTCCCACTGAATTAGTTGAAGTAACAGAATACTTAAACACTCAGTCTATTGCAGTTAGTGAAAACCATGAGGATGGTAGAGTCAATAGTATTGATGATGAGGATACAATTATTGATATGTTAGTCGATAAGTTTGGAGATAACATAGAAACTCCACCACCTAGATGTTGGTGGGATGTAAAAATATTTAATCATCCTGTCAATATTAAATCATCTAAGTTTGCTAGTGCAGCAGATAACTTCTCATCAAAAGCAGCGATACTATACGCACTTACAGATTTACCAGAGGAAGAAGTTACATGTACATCGTGGAAAAGTTTCCAAAACAAATTACAGATGAACTCATCTCAATCGAGTCCTAGAGATTATTACATCCTAGTTCTAGACAAGACAACTAATCAAGTTCATCTACAATCTTTAAAGTCATTGAACAAACTCACATCAAATGGAAACAACCTACCATTTCAAATCAAATGGAAAGATAATGTAAATCCAGTTGAAAGAACCTATTTACAATCTTACAATTTTTTGATAGAATGTTACAAGGACTCTGTACGTAAAAAGATATCATCACATGATGGATTTGAAAACTTATGATCTAAGACTAGGTAATTGCCTAGAACTAATGAAAGAGATACCAGATGAGTCTATTGATTTCATTTGCTGTGATCCTCCATATGGTACAACATCTATTAAGTGGGATGAGATTCTAGACTTTAATTTGATGTGGGAACAGTATGGTCGTATCATAAAACCAAAAGGTATGATGGCATTGTTCGGTTCTCAACCCTTCTCTGCACAACTTATCTGTTCTAAATTAAAGTGGTTCAAGTATGAATTGATTTGGAATAAAAACAAATGTGGATCACCAGGTTTAGCAAAGTATAGACCCATGAAAACTCATGAGAATATATTATTATTTGCTAAGAATTCTGGTGGTACATACAATCCAATCATGGAAAAAGGAGAACCATTTAAAAGACAGAGTAAGAATCCAGAAGGATATGTAAGTAAAAGGAATGATCATGGATATGGTCTCAAACCTGTAAAGGGTTTTGAAAATAAAGGCACAAGATATCCCAAGTCAATCCTTAACATATCAAGAGACTTCTCTGCACAACAACAAGTACATCCTACACAAAAACCTGTTCCTGTATTGGAATGGTTGATAACAACATTTTCTAATGAGGGTGATACCGTACTAGACAACTGCATGGGATCTGGTGCTACAGGTGTAGCAGCAGTTAAACTTAACAGAAAGTTTATAGGTATTGACACTGATGAAAAATATGTTACAATAAGTAGAGAACGTATCGAATCTATCCCACTTGATATAACAAAATGCCAAAAGGAAAAAAAGAACCAATCAACGTAACACCACCTCCTGCTCCACAGTTTCTTGTAAAGTCTGAGAGAGTAAAGGTTGTTGTTATGTTCAATGGAGACAACGTTATATGCGATCTACAAGAAGCAGTAGATAAAGAGTCTGGTGCAAGACAAGCATATATCATGAACTTCCCATACAAAGTTGAGTATGATCAACCTAAACTTGACACTGCGGGTATCGTAACAGATCCAGAAGTCAAAGTACATTATCAACCATGGTGTCCTTTATCACCTGAGACAAAGGTAGCACTGAATCATAATATGGTAGTTACTATTTTAGAACCAGTTCCTAGTCTTAGAGATACATACATCAGTAATGTACAAAAGATGGGTGGTAGTGTAGAATGAGTATAAAGATTTTATTATTAAAGTCTAACGAAGAGATCATTACAGAAGTACAAGAGATAGCAAATCCTGATAGCAAACAGGCAATAGGATATCACTTACACAAACCCTTTCGTTTAGAGATTGTCTCTGACGAAGGGGAACTTGTTTTTAATAGAGAAAAAGGTTATCAACTATCATGGTTTCCATGGGCACCTCTAAGTAAAGACAAAGATTTCTTTCTACCATCGGAACATGTGATTACCGCATATGATCCACTGGATAGTATTATGGATCAGTACGTACAGGCAATCAAAGAAGATCAATATGAGAAAAACTTCAAGGCACATGAAGATGTCATTGCGGGAGTTACTGATGAGGATTTAGATATGGAACAAATATTTAAAGACGCAGAAGCTGTCTTAGAAGATGAGGAGACTTAGACTCTACGATACAGATTCTAATGTTGTTTATAAATTTACAACCGATCAAAAATTTCATGGTAGTAAACGTATCCAAATAAAGGGTGCTGTTACTATAGAAAAATGTTTAGTTGATTACCCTGCACTCATCAATGGTAAAATTGGTATTGTAACAATGCATCAACCAATTGAAACACCATTGTACAGTTTAGATTTTATACCTCAACCATTCCCACTAACACTAGGAGATGGGACTCATGAGTTTGAACATCTAATGTTTAACGGTCCTACTATTTTTAAAGTAGCAGTTGACAAATACAAACCTAAGATGTATATTGGTAATCTAATAACTAAAGAACTAGTCCCAGAGTTGCACACTATTTCTCCTGTATATAATTACAAGAAAAAGGATAACAATATTTGGAATCAAGAAGACCTACACAAACTAGAAACATTATGCAAATCGCTTTGATAATTCTTAAGAGTGGTATTGAATTAATTACCATGGCAGAACAAATGGATGAGGAACCTAGTTGCCACATGCAAGATCCATACCTCATTAGAGAGGATGGAACATTAGAACCATGGCCACGTTACACAACCGATACAGACATCTTGCTTTATTCTGAAACTATTGCTACAATAGTCACACCAACAGCAGAACTGAAGAAGAAGTACGAGACGGTTACTAAATGAGTTTTTACACCAACGTTCAACTAGTTGGAGATAACATACATTACATTGGATACGAAGAAGGACAACGTATTCAACGTAAGTTTAAGTTCTCTCCAACTCTTTTTGTTGTTACTAAAAAAGAAACTAATCATAGAACACTTGATGGTAGATATGCAAAACCAGTCAGGTTTGAGTCTGTAAGAGAAGCACGTAATTTTGTAGAAAAGTACAAAGAGGTTCCTAACTTTGAAGTGCATGGGTATGACAGATATTTGTATCAGTTTATATCTCAAGAGTTTCCTAATGAAGTTGATTATGATTTCAAGAAACTGAATATTATGTCACTCGATATTGAGGTGGCATGTGAGAATGGATTTCCTAATGTAAAAGAATGTGCTGAGGAAATGCTCAGTATCACAGTGCAGGATTATCAAACTCGTAAGATAAAAGTATTTGGCACTCGACCCTATAAGAATACACGTGATGATGTAGAATTTATTTTGTGTGATGGAGAGTCTCATTTGCTCCGTTGTTTCCTAGACTATTGGATACAAAACTTTCCTGACATTCTTACTGGTTGGAATGTAGATGGATATGACGTACCATATATTTGTGGTCGTCTTGAAAGATTGTTTGGTGAGAAAGAAATGAA